ATAATCTGGCCTAGAGGTCACTTTAATATTAAGTATTTTTGCTCTCGGCTCATACCTTTCAATTTGATTCTTAATTCTTGATAGTATCTCATTACCAGTGTTTTCATCTGCTAATTCAAAAAGCAAGCCTGATAAATCACCCCCATAACTGGGGCGATAAGGTTTTTCATAACGATTAGACAGTATTAAATTTTTAATAGCCTGTTTAACAGCCGCAGCATCCGTTTTACGAAAAACATCACCATCAGAAATTGTTCTTGCGTCGAACAACAGATCGAAATCAGAGTATTGTTTTTCTTTAACAACCCTGCTACTATTATTTAAATTGCCGTCTTCTTTAGTGATGCCCATTACGCGCTCGTTTATTGTTTATTTATAGCTAATCTGGTAGTATTTCTAACAATTCGTTTTTAGTTTGTAAAATTCCATTGTACTTGGTTTCTAAATCATATTTAAAGTTTATTTCAAAATTTTCGGGTATTTTAGGAATTTCTACAACAATTTGACAAGTGAGATTTCCCGACAAATCATATGTGTCATAATCTAAAGTAATTTTATCATAGTTAATAAAATCTTTCCAATATGCCGCCAAGTCAAAAGTTTTAGCCGGATCTGTTTCGCCTTTGCGATTGATTAATTGATACACTACTGCCTGTCCGCTTCTTCTTAACTTTAATATTCCGCTAGGGTTTTCACCTATATATTGTGGCTGATTTACTACCCATCCGTCTTTGCCTTTACCATAAGTCGATCCCGCAACTCTCTTTGCCATGGCCTTTGCGGTTGTTTCTCCGCCAGCTTTTTTTTCTACAACTACAAATTTAGGATTAGGCTCGTATATACCTTCACTAATAGTTAATCTGTGCTGAGAAAATTCTAAATTACCTGCGATACTTTGCATTATTTGCGTTTGTATTAATAGATTTCTCGCAATCTGTTGGAAATCTGGAGGACCATTAAAACTTTCGTTATAAAGTTTTTTTAACTGTGTTCTAGAGCCACGAGCACCTAGAAATTTAGCCATAGTAACACCCGGTCCCAATTTAGTTTCATTTGTAATGGGTTTATCTTTAGGATCGTATGTTTTATCAATTAATATTTTCATCGTTTAACCTTAAATCGCTTGCTTCTATTATCAATGGGGTTGTTTCCTAACAGCTCAACACCAAATCTAATGGTGCCTTCTTTTGCCACAGAGCGTCCGATATTCTTAGGAATAGATTTTTGAAACTCGGAATTTAGCAATCCGTTACCAACTAAAACTGAAGTAAATCCGCCATTTTGACGATTACCATCGTCTCTTAATTTAGAACGAATTTCGTGAATATCTGGATCAAAATTAAATAGTTCTTTGTAGTCATCATTCTTTAATATTTTATCTTTTAGTTTGTTGTCTATCTTCACATTACGCACACCATAAGAACTAGTCGATAACATTAATTCAACTATAGGTGGTATGGGCATAGGAGCCGTTGGCGGGATTACTATATACGGCATAACCGGCGCTTTGGGAGGCGCGGGTACTGCTGTACCCAAAACTCCCGCTATAGCAGAGGTTTTAGCAAAAATCGCATCACCGGCTAAAGAAGCATAATCTGCGAAAAAGGCTTCGGTTGCTCGCCCAACTAACGCACCATAGAAAGTTGCCAAGTTAGTAACACCGCCAGGCATGCCCCCGTAAGTTTTTCCATAATGATCTACAAGCGGTCCACCAATAGTTCCTTTGTGACCAATCATAGAAATATGTCTAGCAGTAATGTTCGCAGTGCCTGAGGCAGCAACCCACTCACTGACAGCTGTAGTAATAAGTTTGTTACCGGAAGTTAATTCTATATCACCTTCTACAAAATGTTTGGCTGCGCCTTTAATAATAAAATTAGCATCATCCAACACTGTTGTAGTGGCCATTCCAATTACTTGTTCTCCTCTAGCGCCGCGAATGGTATAATTTTGATCTCGGTCTACAGTTTTAGTATGCCGACCTTTAATGGTTTCGTTTTTGTCGCCAGCAACTCGTAAATTATAATCCCCACCAACATCAACATCAAAATCACCAGCGACTCTTAAAGTCACATTTCCACGATATATTAAATCACCTTCGCCTTCAACAATGACTGTTTGATCACCTCCAGTTACCTGAACTGTTTGTTTTTGTGATGAGATCAATACACTACCATCAGCGCGTAATTCCATACCCGCCCCTGTCCTATGCTTGATTAGAATACGTTCGCCGCCGGGCGTATCATCAATCTCAATAACGTGACCAGACTCGGTTTCTTGAACTTGGTTAAAAGGATATTCTGAAGGTCTTTGTTCCGGTAAATCAAGGTCTATGCCGTATTCGCTTCCACCCAACGCCAGATTGTTTACTTTGGCACCGACCGCAGCTTTGTTAATACTCGATCCAAAGAAATAATCTCGCTTAGGATAATCACCTGTGGGATCTGCAAAACCATCACGAGTGACGCCAGCAGTTTCCTCTTGACCAGCATCTATTTTAGCTTGTCGATTTTGTAAATTGTCAATAGTATTTGTCATGATGCTTTATTCTCTTTTCCGAATCTGGTTAATACATAATCTGGTACATCAAAACCGGGATCAATGTTTTCTCCTGTAAAGTCAACATCAGAATGCCCGTAAAATAATATTCCTGGTTTAACTTTGTACATTGATCTACAGAAATGATCAAAAGTGTTGATTTGAGATCTGGTTAAAGATTGTGACGATAAAAAGTTTTCAGAATTAGGTGTTCCAACAGGAGCGTTAATGCCGCCAACAAAAACAATACCAATGCTAGTTGCGTCTAGAGTAGGAGTATGCTCTCCTTCTAGATTTACGGGTCTTGCTCTTTGTAATGAACCGTCTCTTCGTATAACATAATGATAACCAATTCCGTTCATCCCTAATTGGAGATGGTAATCATTGATTTCTTCGCTTCCAATATTTTTATCGGTGTGTGTTTCTGTCCAATGTACAATTACCGCTTCAATTTCTCTCTTAACGAATTGAATTTCGCCTTGCAATTCTTCTACCGAAGATATATAAGGAAATTTAGGATTTCCAGCACCACTTTTCCAAGTTTTTTCAAATGAACCTATGACATAAGCGTCATTAAATATCACTCTATCTACTTGCGGCTTAGTTGCGGCAGTAATAGTCGAATCAATAGTTTGCATAAAGTTGATAACTACATTATACGTTCTGGCCGAATTCTTTTTTAGTATTTCTGCAGCTTGATCTTTGTCTGCGGCATCTCCCTGCGATAACGCAATAACTTTATCGATATCTTCTTCTGATATTCCTAAACAAAAATCTTTAATTTGCTTGCGCAAATCTGTTAAAATATTTGTGCTCAAACCCTGTATAATACCGGTTTCTGAATTCCCAGAAACTCGCGTAGTGACCAATGATTTATATTCATTAACACTTTTACTGTAGGCACTAGCAGTCTTAGCTTCGCCTTGTACAGATTTTAAAACCGTGTCTCCATCTCTACCACCCGACAAATTTTCTAAATCACTTTTAGCGCCTTTTAAATCTTGTGTAATCTCATTGCTCTTTGATATTAGGCTAGGTAAATCAGTATCTACTCCATCAACCATATTTTGCATAGCAGCATTAAACTCAGTAGTTTCGTCAACAAAATTAGGATTAGAGAAGGGCGTGCCTGGTATAACGTTTCCTGATCCATCTAACGCATACGGCGTAATTGTTTTATTAAGATTAGAAGAAGCTGCTAATGCCGGACCAACCGTTGATATTAATTCATCAGTAACACTTTTTACCGCTTTAGATGCTAAATCGTTAATAACACTGGCACCATCAAATGCGCCTATTTTGCCAACAGCCAAATCTTTTCCTGCGCTTAACAAACCTTTGGGAGATGCGTCAGTAACAATTTTTTGAAGGTTGCCTTTAAAATTTGCTGCTAGTTCCGCCGGATTGGGTGGAAAAGAAGCTCCTAGTCCTGTGATAAGAGTTAGAATTCCCGATACTGTGTCACTAACACCTCCTTCTGCGGCTAAAGAAGCTGATATAGGGGTAACTATACCATGCGAATCTGGTTCACTAAAAGAAACTTCAACTTTAGCGCCAAACTTAGATAACAAACCTGCGACAGCGCTGTTTACCATATCGGTTCCCATATTTTTTAGGGAAGTGGTATCACCACTCATAAGACCTTCAACAGTCTCTTTAGCTTTAGTCACTTCTCCTTTAAAACTGTCAACTTTTTGTGTGAGACTCTCTATGCCGCCAGTAACCTGACCTGCGATTTGCCCTGAAATGTTTTCACCAGCGTTAGCTACAGCATCTTTGATATTGTCGCCAGCCTTTTTAACACTAGAAGTGTTTAGGGATTCTGATGCAGTTTTTACCTGATTAGTTAATTGTTCTTTTTTATCTTCTTCGCTCATATACTTAAAACCTCATCGTAAACTCTTTGGGCTATTTGATGGGTTGAAGAATTTGATTTCAAATAGTATTTGTTTATAACTTCGCTCGCATCTTTTATATTTTTTGCCGCTAGTAATTTGCTGTTCGCCAAATTAAATCTTGTTCTAAGCTCAAACACTACAAATTGTAATTGCGTTGAAAACAATTGCCAGTCAATAGAAGGGCTATAATTACCAGAGAATTTTAGTAAACTAGCATAACGACTACCAATAGTAGCATCAACTTTCCATCCACCTATACCTTCTAAGCTAGTGCCACTTGCTGTTACAAACGATGAAACACTTTGTAATCCCCCAGTTATAGCAGCGGCGTGGATTAAATTATAACCATTATCAAGCATAAATTTAACACATTGTTGTCTGCGAATTCCAACATCACCTCTGGGTGTTTCATCGTCAAACATAGGATAAGCAACTACATTTTGTATTCTAGTTTGATCATAAGCAAATTTATTATCGTCGGTGGGTGCCAATCGATTTCGTTGTACAGTTGTAGGAATTTCGGTGTGTGGTAATGACCCTATTACTAAGGGGGTTTGAGAACTTATTCCATCTAAAAATATTCCAAAAACAAAAGCGCCATTAGTTAATTGAGGTATTCTACCAATGCCCGAAGACCCTCCTTCCGTAGTTGGAATTAACACCTGCGCCCATGGTAAGTCTCTTTCCGGTATTTCGTTAGTATCTTTGTTGTGCACACCTATAATTCTTACTTTAACTCTACCTTCTAATCCGGATGGTGGTGAAGAATTAATTACATAACCAAGAAACCAACGATGATCGTCTCCGTAATATTCTTTTTGTATTGGTCTTAACACGCTCATAATGTATAATCTTTAGGAAGTTCAGTTAATTTTGAAATCCGTAAAATGGACTTGTGCGCGTCGTTATTTAAAAGATGGTTTATAGCTAATATAATGTAATCTCCACTTTTGGTTTTATCTATCTGTTCAAAAAGATCTTCATCACCATTACCGGTATTGGAGTTCAAAAATAAAACTCGTAGTTTTTCTCCCACTAAAGCATTGGCTTCAAATAAAAATTTCCCAGAGATTCCAATATCAATAGCATTTTTTTTCATCATCATACGTATAATTTTATTTTTAACTTTCAATCTCGACTCAACAAGATTACCATTTGCATCTAACAAAGTAGCTTCTTCATGAATGCTTTGGTATTGATTATATGTGTTAGAAGATGTGACTTGAAAAACATTTAATGAATCATATTCATCAGACAATTTATCACCAATTAAAAGTGATGGGTCAAACATTGTCTGAGAAGAATTTTTTGAAATAACATCATTCAAATAAAACTCATTAACAATTTCTCTTACGGAAACGTGACTCTGTGCAGATATGCCAGTGCCAACATCAAGATTAGAATAGGAAGATCCGATGCAACCTTCCTCGTATAATGCCATCATATTACCTTGTTGTTGTTCTCTAAAAGATTCAATTTCATAATAATCGGCCAAATCCGCATTTTTGTCACTTACACTTCTAATAGCTTCCGAATATCGTAATGGCAGCTCTTTATTAAGCGGTTCTTTTTTTAATAAAGAGTCCAAATCAGAAAGAAACAAATCATTACTAAATAGCGTGGGTATTAAATACAATGGCCCACCCGTTTTGGTGGTTGCGCGAGTTAAAATCCAATTAATGGCCTCTAAAGGGCTTAAATAAGGAACAATTACTTTTCTTATTCCTTGAGCAGAACCCTCAAGATCCTTTTTTTTCACTGTTTTGCCTAATTCGTTTTGAGCCAAAGTTGAAATGATTTCTTCAATGGTACCAGTAAAAGATCTACTTATATTTTTTACTGAGTCGATATAAACGTGCTCTTCTACAAGATCTAAAGAGACTAGTTCAGACTTTTCGTTTAATTTTTTAAGGTCAGCGACCTTTAGAAAGAAAAAATATTTTTCAAAAAGAATTTTGCTGTCGTCTTCGGGATCACCAACCGATATTCTAATACGCTCAGTTCCCTTTACTGATAAAGTGTCTTTCATACCAAAATCGTCAATAAAAGTTATGTTAGCATCAATATATGATTTAGAAATATGCTCAAATGTTTTAAATTCGATAACATTACTTCGTATATCAACTTCTAGTTGACTACCGTCAACCTTATTAAAGATAATAACAGCTTCGATAATACTAAAGGCAGATACAGACATATTAAAGACCAGTCAAAGATTTGAATTGCCCTACAACATTTTCTATAGTATCTTTTCTAATGACTCTAATTTTTTTAAGTTGTTCATTTTCTTGTTCCAGCCATTCTAAATTTGATACTGAAATAGGAATTTCTGAAGTGAACCAAAAATCTATTTCGTTATCACTATCATTCACGTAATGTCGAGTTCCAAAAATTTCTTTTTTAACGGTAACCATTTTTATGTTAATGTCAGTAGAGGATTCTTTTAATACCCCTTGCGTAGTAAAATCACTATCATATGAAGCCGAGTAATTAGGTGATTGTAAAGTGATTGTACCTATCTGTAAATTTTTAGATTTTACAATCATATCATAGTTACCCAATTTTACGGTTGAACCAGCAGCGTAAGAGTTAGCAAAAAGAGCAGCGGAATCGGCTGTCTCTAACCCTAAACTAACAGTCCAATCAGGATAAAAGATTTTAGTCGCGGCGTTGAGTAGATCTTGTTTAGATAAAGGCCAGCCCCGCTCTCTAATATTCGCGTTCATTAAAAAGAAAGTCCAATCGTATTCGCTGTTTCCATACAGCCTATGCGACAAACTATCTGGTCTTTCAAAATCTGAAATTTCATATTCAATATATGCAGAAATTTCGTCTGCAATTTCATCCATCAACGGCACATATTTTGATAGATTTTGAAACGCGACGGGTGATATTTCATCACCAAACAAATATAAAACTTTTTTAAAATTAGAAAAATAACTAGACATTAGTAAGCACCACTTCTTATCTTCTCTTTATCTAGGGCCACAATTTCAACAAACGATATGGACATTGTTACGGCAATAAATTCACCATCATCAAACATACCAACATTTTCATTAAAAACTGTTTGCACTTCACGTAAGTAGCACCTTTGAATTTTAAATCCTGGATTATTTCCAAATCTGTTGCGAACTTCTATTTCAAAGAGGTTAGGGAATTTATATGCAATAGGAACACCAGAAGCACCCGCAGTGATCTTTTCGGGATATAACTCTTGCCTAAACATTTTAATAATATTTTTAATTTCCTTAGCTTCTTCTTTACTGGTAGCAATTAATTTAAAATCAAATACAAAAGGCGCTCGTATGCTAACATTTTGAAAAGTAGTTCGATAATTTGGTGCCGCCGTTATTCTCGTTGCTGATTTTGCTGCAGCACCAACCCCCTCTGCCAAATTACTCCCGACAATACCACCCAAAAGTCCACCAGCGCCAGCTTTGCTTGCAAGTCCACCCGCAACTGCACCTATTGCAGTTCCGGCAACTTTGGCTAAAGCTTGTGATACTAATGCGCTCGCGGTTCCTGTTAAAGAGCCACCAGCATTAGCACCTTCAAAAGGATTTCTTCCTAGACTAGCATCTTCAGCTAAACCCCCCGCAATTCCTAACGCAGAATTTGGATCATAATTTGCCACATCAGCATATGTTAAACGGTTTTGTAGAGGTAGAGTGATTCGGCCCAACTCCTCACCGCCCGTATTGTTTTCATAACTAACTAATTCTTTTGGTTTTGCGTTACTATCAGCTATAGTTTTTTTCTTGACAGCTGGTGTAGTATTTTGATCACCCACGGATTCTTCTGTTTCATTTTTAACACCAAATAACTCTAGTGCTTCATTAATAACCTTTTTTACTCCTGAAGCTTCAAAAAGATCCACCCCATCTATTTTTATAACCTTAAATATGATTGTTGCAGGAAAAGAATCACCGACATTTAAAGGATAGCGATAATTTCTAGCACGATCTAATTCATCGTTAGTCGGACCTTCATTTTGATCTTTATCGCTAGCAGATTCTTCGGCAAGAACCCTTTCATTAGCGTCTATAGCATTTAATGCTTCTTGATTAGCATTTTTACGAATAATTTCTAATTCGACCTCTGTAGCCATTTTAAATTTGCTCTAAATAGGAATTAATAAGTTTATTTATAGGGTTTGTGTGGCGTATTCTGGAAAATACCAAGTTAAGAACAAAAGTAAATATAATGGCGATTCTAGCAATGTAGTATACCGCAGTATGTGGGAAAAATATTGCATGATGTATTTTGATAAAAATAATAAAATAAAACGCTGGTCTAGTGAAGAAGTGGTAATTCCATACGTATACGATATTGATAAAAAATACCACCGATATTTTATGGATTTTAAAGTCACTTGGGAAGATGGTAGCGTTTCATTAGTCGAAGTTAAACCCAATAAAGAAACCACACCACCTAAAAAAGTCAATACTCGCAATAAAAGATATATGACTGAAGCTTTAACATACGTTAAAAACATGAACAAATGGGAAGCTGCCAACGAATATGCTAAAGATCGTGGGTGGAAGTTTGAGATTTGGACAGAAATTGAATTGAGAAGTATGGGTATTATGCCTAAAGCATTAAAACCTCTAAAGAAAATGAAACCTTTTACTAAGAAAAAGGCTAAATAAACACTATGAGCAACCTCTTCCAAAAAGTAGAACAAGAAGCCTTTCGTGCTGGCATTAATCCGCGCACGAAAGAATCACGCGCATGGTTTCGAAACAAATTGCGTAATATGAAAGTCAATAGACGGGATTTGATGAAAGAGGATCCTATCGAAAAACGTAACAGAACGATTTCTGGTCAGATGTTTATGTTTTTCTATGATGCTAAACATCGCAAAACCTTACCATATTGGGATGCATTCCCTTTGGTGATAGCTGTAGGTCCAGCAAAAAAAGGTTTCTATGGATTAAACCTACATTATTTGCCTTTACCGTTGAGAGCTAAATTCCTAGACGGGTTAATGGATTTAACAAACAATAAACGGTTTGATGAAACAACAAAGTTTCGAGTCAAGTATTCTTATTTGCAACAAGCAGCAAAAACAAAATATTTTAAACCTTGTTGGAAACATTATCTGACTTCGCAAGTAGAAGGTCAACCTGCAAGAATTGCAGCACCTGAATGGGAAATTGCCACGTTTTTACCAACAGCACAATGGAAAGGAAACAAAAGTTTAGTATACAAAGATTCACGGAGAATTATAAGCGATGCTTAAGTTAGGAACCATAGACGAATTTAAATCTTTAGTAAATTCAGGAAACGGATTCACTAAATCTAATTTATACTATGTGAAATTGCCTACAGTAAACGGTATTAACACTTATGATTTGGGACTTCTGTGTAATGACATCACTCTTCCTACAAGACAGTTATCAACTGTAGAACGTGATTTTGGTGTGGCCAAGCAAAATATTGTATATGGATACGTCAATCCTGCGGTATCAATGACCTTTCGTATTCTTAACGACCAAAAAGTACGTGATTATTTTGAAGGGTGGCACAATTTTATTTTACCACAATACGAAAAAGACGGTGAGGGAAGATTTGAAGCTAAGTATCCGGACACTTATATGCGCCCAATTCACATATACCAATTAGAAAGAGGAAAAAGTTTTCCCCTTTTCAGTAAACAGTTTGATAAGAAAATTGGCCCGTTTAATATCAACATAGATCTTGATTTAGACATTGGAACATCTTCTATCGCAAACTATCATTGGCTCTTAGATAGAGCTTATCCAGTATCTTACACATCAACAAATCTTGCCGAAGGTGCGGGTGAAGTAAGTACTATCACAGTTGAATTTAATTATCACTATTGGAAAGGCGAATCTGTATCTAATGGAAAACAGAAAGCGTCGATTACTTTTAATTAATGGAGTAAATAATGACATTACCTTTATTGAATGATACACCAAAATATGAATTGAAAATACCTTCTACTGGAAAAAAGGTGAAATACAGACCTTACCTTGTCAAAGAAGAAAAAATTCTTCTAATGGCAAACGAATCTAAAGATAAGCAAACAATTTTAGAGGCGGTTGTCGATACTATTCGAGCTTGTACTAATAACAAAATTAATACCAAAGATTTAGCTACTTTTGATTTAGAATATATTTTTCTGAAGCTCAGAGCCAAATCTGTCGGAGAAAACGTAACTTTATATCTTCCTTGTTCAGAAAAAGAATGTAAACAAAGAAATGAAGTTTTAGTAAATTTAGATGAGGTACAATGTCCGGTATCCGAAGACACTGAAACCATCATTAAAATTACTGACGATATTTCTGTTGAAATGAAATACCCAACTTTTGCACAAGTCGGCGATGATGCTTCTGATGCGGGATTCAATATGATCGCTTCATGTATTAAAGCTATTCTAACAAACGAAGAAAAGATACTGTTAGAAGATGAATCACCAAAAGAAGTTCAAAGTTTTTTAGAGTCTATGACTAGAGTGCAGTTTGATTCAATCTCTAATTGGGTGCAAAACTTACCTCAAGTAGAATATACTATTGAATTTGATTGTACTAGTTGTGGTGAGCATAACGAAATTGAGGTAAAGGGACTCGAAAATTTTTTTTAATATGCCTCTCGCATGATGAGTTAATTAATTATTATAAAACTAACTTTTTATTGCAGAGGCATCATAAATATAATTTAACAGAACTAGAACATATGATGCCGTGGGAGAGAGAAATTCTCTTAATTATGTTAATGCAAGCATTAGAAGAAGAGAAGAAAGCAAGGGAAGCAGCACAACGTGGCTAAAATGACATTAACAGACGTAGTTGGAGCGATTCAAGAACAAACCGAGTATACTGCATTATTAGATACTCGGTTTAAAGATTTTATCGCTTTACAACAAATTGGGCAACAACAGGCAAGATTAGACGCTCTAGAGGCTCGTAGCGAGCTTTCTAAGGCTCTTGGCGGGGGCACTGGAGCCGCTGGTGGCGTCGAAGACACTCCTATGGGCGACCCTGTTAAACCCTCTAAAGAAGCTGGTATGATTTTAGCCGCCGGTAAAGCATTTGGTATCGGTGGTTTAGGTATCGGTGCCGCTGCAGCTGGTATCGGATACCTTGTAAGTCAAATTCTTGATTTTGGTCCAGCAATGAGCCGAATGGCGACAGGTCTTAGTGATCTAGAAAACACTGAAGTCACCGGCGAACAATTTAATAAACTAGGTACTGCTATAGCGGATTTGGTTTCAGGTGTTGGCATAGGCGGGGCCATAGGTCTCAGAATATTAGCAGGAACGGCCTTTACTGATCTTGCCGATGGCATCACAAAATTAAACGGAATACAATTTGATCCTGGTAATTTGGTTAAAGTGGGGGAAGGGCTTGATGGGCTGTTATCACCACTAAACGCTTTTGATCTTGGTGAAGCCAAAGTGTTACAAATGTTTACTGGATTAGAGTCTCTGGCATCCGGAGTCAATGCGCTTTCAAAAGCCGAAGTGCCATCACCAGAGAAGATGGGTCAAATCGGTGAAGGCTTAAACGCTATGCTCGACCCCTTAAGTGCGGGTGATTTAGGCGAAGCGGGTGTTCTCAACGCTATTGATGAAAACATCGAAGTTCTAGCCAATGGCTTGATTAGATTAAACAGTGTAGATGCGGCTCACCTTCAACAACTAGGCCCAGTAATGGGTAAAGCTCTCGCATCAATATTAGAAGGTGTGAATAGTATTAGCGGTATGGTAGGTCTACAAGCAATCGATGATAATTTAATTCCTCTTGCTGAGGGTATTGACCGATTAAACCAAGTCGATATCGCAAAGTTCAATCTGGTTGGTTTGAACATAGCACCAGCGTTTCGAAGAATACTAGATGGTACCAGCGATCTTATCGGTGCAACTGGATTGCAGATGATCGATGATAATCTGAAGCCATTAGGCGATGGTATTGCCCATATAACTGAGAAGGTTACTCCACAGGTGCTAGACGAATTCGATTTCTTATCGCGGTTTATAGGACCGGCGTTTGAACGTATACTACATGGTACGGACAATCTTATGGGTGCAGTCGGTTTACAATCAATTGATGACAATCTGATACCGATGGCTGATGGTATCAAATATATGAGTGATGTTGGTAGTAAAGTTTCGGTAAAAAACGTAAGTAACATTGTTGATGCGTACAATGAACTCGGAAGAATGCAAACTATTCCTGATACTAAAGTCAAACGCTTAGCCCAAATGTTGGGTGCAATATCTCCAATGAATTCACAAAGAACAGATGCTATAGCGGCAAACACTGAACCTTTGGGTGGCGGCAGTGGCGGCGTTACTATAGTAAACGCGCCGTCTTCTACGAATACAACGAACACCTCGAACATTCAACAAAATAAATCACCATTACCACCACCTACTAATAATAATGGTGGAAGAGCAGACGCTTACGCAGGGGCATAAAAAAGGGGGCTTGCGCCCCCCATAAAAGATCATATAATCTTTTTAATCTTCTGCAGCTAATTTAGCAAAATAAGACATTGTGTCTTCATCTTCTGAGCCAACAGCCGGTGCTGGCGCTGACTTAGGTGCTGCAGGAGCGGCAACTTCTTCTACTGCACGAAACGCTTGCACAGAAGTTGAAGTTTCACCAAGCACCATTGCTAATCTACCAGCAAGCTCATCATAAGTCTTGTAGCTAGACGGGTCGGTGAACTCTTTAAGATCATAAAGTGAATCAAAAATTTCTTCTAGTTCACTTTCGCTTTCTGACAAGGGTGTCTGCGAAGCGAATTCGGATTTATCATAATTACGATATCCTTCTACATTCCGAATCTTCAGTTTGAATGATGCACCATCCCAAAAATCAAATGGGTTAATGCTTTCTTCATCAGCAAATTCTGGTTGCATTGCAT